TGGCGCGGCGCTGGACCGTGCGCGTGACGGACGTTGGGATTCTCGATCTGGAAAAATTACGCCACATGATTCACCCCGACGCGCTCCAAGCGGCGGCTCATCGGTATATGCAATCTGGCGGAAATGGTGCCTGGCGCCGAGAAGCTCACGAAAGAACAGCGGCGCGCGGCGCTTGAACCTCGGAACGACCTCTCCTGATGCTTCTCGCACTCGACATAAGCCTGACAACAGGAGTTGCATGGGGCGGCGCCGAAGGTGGCGTTCCCCGCTCCTGCGTCTGGGCATTGCCGGTGCGCGAGGAAAATCTTGACCGCGCACTTTCGTCTTTGCGCGAGGCGGTCATGGGCCTCTGCAAATTCGAGAAGGTTGAAATCGTTTGCATCGAGGCGGCTGGGCGCTACATCGATTCGCAATCGAGTGCCTATGCCGCGTTCCTCCTGATCTCGCTATCGGCAGTCGCGCGCGAGGCCGCTTATCGTCACGGCGCGCGTGTGGTGCCGGTATCGGTCGGCACTTGGCGCAAGCATTGGCTTGGCTCTGGCAATCTCCCCGGCCATGAGGCCAAGCGGCGCGCGGTGCAGCGTTGCGAGCAATTGGGCTGGCCGGCGAAGGATCACAACGCCGCCGAAGCCTGCGGCATCTGGGCCTGGGGCATGGCGCAATTTTATCCGAAATGGAGGCCGCAATGACAATCCCATATTCCGGCGCGACCTCTGGCGCAAAGGCGCGCGACGAAATTTCCAGCATGTTGCGGAAATTCGGTTGCGAGAGTGTTGGGTTCATGGACGATTTCGAGGACCACAGCGTTCTTCTGGCGTTCAAACATCGGGGCCGCGCAATGCAGCTTCGGGCTTCGGCGCGGGGCTGGGCGGCGATGTATTTGAAAGAGAATCCTTGGCCGCCGCGATCGCATCCACAACAAGGGAGACTGACATGACGAAAAAACTACCGAATTCGCAACCGCCAACAGGTGGCTCCCCCGCCACGGAATATTTGAAGCTGCTCGGCAAAAAGGCGAAAGACAAAGTCAGCGGCTTCACCGGCATCGTGTCGTGCGTGTCGTTCGATCTATACGGCTGTGTGCAGGCTGTGCTGGTTCCACAAATCGCGAAGGACGGAACGCTCAAGGATGGGAGCTGGTTCGACGCCAAGCGCCTCAGCGTTTTGAATGAGGCAGCAGTGATGCCGCCGCCGGATTTCGCAAACATCGCGATACGCCAGGAAACTGGCGCGGCGGCAAAGCCGCCATGCACAACGCACACCCGTTGAACTCGGGACTGTAATGGCCGGACACAGCAAGATCGAGTGGACGGATGCGACCTGGACGCCGATTCGCGCGCGCAATCTCAAGACCGGCAAGATTGGGTGGCACTGCGAGCACGTCTCGCCGGGCTGCGAAAATTGCTATGCCGAAACCATGAACCGCCGTCTCTCACCGAACAGAGAATCACGGAGGCGGTCGCGCGCCGCATGATGACGCTCGACAATCCCGGCTTCTGCATCGCCTGCGGTGTCGATGCCGATGGCGTCGAGCCTGACGCGGAGGAATACGAATGCGAGTCCTGCGGTGCGATGGCGGTCTTCGGCGCCGAAGAAATCGTGCTGCGGTTTTTTTGAGGGAGGCCGCCATGACACAAGCAACACATACACCGGGGCCGTGGGGTTACCGCAAGCCGCCGGGACCTATCCCTAATGTAAAGTTTTGGATTGACGCAAACGGCATTCCGGTAGCCGATGTCAAATTGAACGGCCAGCCCGAAGCCAACGCCCGCCTGATGGCATCATCGCCGGAATTGCTCGCGGCGTTGAAAGCCGTTGTGTCTGTTGCTGATCGGGCTACGGTCGAATTTGATATGGCGCGCGCCGCCATCGCCAAGGCTGAAGGCAAAACGCCATGACCTTCTACATCCTCGCCTTCATCTTCGCCGCCTGCGGGATCGCGCTAGTGGTGTGCGGCTGGTTTTTTGTGCGCGGTGTTCTGGAAATTATCAACCGCGAAAGCTGGGATTGACCATGGCCGCCAAGATCAAAACCAAAGCCAAGCGCCATTCTTCGCCGCGCGCGAAAACGCGGATGCCGCTCTCTACGCGCCAGCACAAGGCACTGGAATTTATCAACGCTTGCGGCCCATATGAGCTTCGGAGCACTCCGGGGCGCGTCGGCACTGGAACGCTGGCCGCCCTACACGACCGAGGCCTCATAAGAATCATCGTCGATATTCTCCCGGCTGGCGTGAAGCGAGTCGCGACGTGAATGTCGAAACCATCATCGCGCGAGGGGATTTATGACTGGTGGAAAGCCGCGCTCAAAGGCCAAGTCAGCGCACGCGCACTCGGCCTCAAGCCGGGGACTCTCGCCATCACAGACGAACCGCACGCGGGGCATTACCGCAGGCGTCTTGTTCGCGGCGGTCCCTGGGTGGCGGCGATTATCTGGCTGCATTCCGAGGTCGATGAGGACGGCGAATTGGTTGCAGATGAACGCCTGCGCTGCCGCGTCAATGGCCGCGAGTGCGATCCATACGAGGAATGGTTATATCTGGCCGCCCAGCCTATCTCGCTCGCAGAATTCAAGTTCCTTTCGGCTGATGCCGCCTGGGCCAAGGTCCACGCGCCCTGGGATGCGCGCGCGAATCCTGAAAAGAAGATCGATTTTATGACGGCATCGCTGCCGAGTTTCAAAAGGAGAAAGAAATGAACGCGCCCGCCACCATCGGCCACAACGCCCCGCCGCCGCTCAAGGACCAACTTCGCGCCCGGCACGCCGATCTGTTCGACCGTTTCGCCGCGCTGATTGAAAAGCTCAAGGAAATCCCATCGCGCATTGATGATGCCGAGACCTCGGGCAAGGTCGGCGATGTTCTGAAATCCGTCCGCGCTTGGCTGGCGCAGGCTGACGCCACGCGCAAGATCGAGAACGAGGAATCACGGCGGATCACGGCGGAGATAAACACTGCCTTCACCAAGCCGATTGAGGAATTGAAGGCGCTACGCACCGAGATTGAGGGCCGGAATGAAGCATTCCTGAAAAAGAAGCGCGATGAAGAGGCGGCGATCCTGGAAGAGAAACTACGCAAGCAGCGCGAGGAACAGGCCGCGCAAGAGGCCATCGCCGCCGAAGCTGAGGCCCGGCGTGTGGCGGCGATCAAGGCCGAGAACGAAGCCCGCGAGCGCGAAGCGCAGGCCCAGCGCGATGCCGAGGCCGCCGAACGGCGTGCGGCAGAAGCCAAGGAACGCGCCAGACTGGCCGAGATTGAGGAACAGGCGGCGCTGGCCCGCGCCATCGAGCGCGAGCGGTTTGAGGCCCAGAAAGCCGCCCAGGACGCCGCCGATGCGGCAGAGCGTGACCGCCAGCGCCAGGAAGACGAAGCCGCCGCTGAGGCCGCACGCGCCGCCAGGGAGACCGCTGAGGCCGAGGCCGTGCTTGCGCGCGGCGAGGCCAAGGAGGCGAGGGCCGAGGCCAAAGAAGCCCGCGCCGAGGCCACAGAGGCCAAGGCCGAGCAACGCAGCGCCGGGCGGCAGGAGCGAGGTGCGTTCGACGCCGCACAACGGCTGGACAAAGCATCGGACAAAATCGAGGACAAAATCGAAGGCCCGGCCTCAGAGCTAGTTCGCACGCGTGGCGATTTGGGAAGCGTCGGCACGCTGGCGCGGCGCTGGACCGTGCGCGTGACGGACGTTGGGATTCTCGATCTGGAAAAATTACGCCACATGATTCACCCCGACGCGCTCCAAGCGGCGGCTCATCGGTATATGCAATCTGGCGGTCGCGAGCTTCGCGGCGCCATCATCGAACAAATTGAGGAAGGGCGAGTGATATGAGCTGGTGGCGTGGAATCGAGGACGGCGCTCCTGAGTATGATGTTTGCGATGTTCTCGCGAAACGCTGGGACTGGAAAACTAACACATTCCAAGTTCAACGTTTTACTGATTCAAAAATAATAATAGACATTCGCCCAGGCGAGAATGTCCGAAAATGGGACAAAGTTCCTGATGGGTGGTTCGTGACTCACTGGATGCCACTCCCTTTACCGCCAACCCAGGATAATTTGATATGAGCCAAGATTTCAAAACCCGCGAGCCGCGCAAGGCGTCAGGGACCGCCATCGCGATCCTGGAGCCTCGCCTTCCTTATCTCGACGAAATCAAAGCCAGGACCGGGCTTGACCGCGCCCAATGGCAAACGCTCACCGACTCGGTCTGGCCGTCGGCATCGTCCGTGGCCGGCGTTTTGCTGGCGCTCGATTACTGCCGCGTGCGCAAACTCGATCCCTTCAAACGCCCCGTTCATGTGGTCCCTATTTACGACCGCACGCGCGGCTGCATGGTGGACACGGTCTGGCCGGGGATTTCAGAACTCCGCACCACGGCCACGCGCACCGGCGTTTATGCAGGATGCGATGAGGCAATTTTCGGCCCGGACAAAAACCACGAATTCGTCGGCTCAAGCGAATCGACCGACGACCGCACCGGCGAAGTCACCACCACGCAGCGCAAGAAGATGATGACGATTCCTGAGTGGTGCTCGATCACCGTCTGGCGGATCGTCGCGGGACAGCGCGTGGCGTTCCCAGGCCCGAAAGTGTTCTGGCTTGAGGCTTACGCCACGGCGGGGAAAAATTCGGAATTCCCGAATGAAATGTGGAGCGACCGGGCGCGCGGCCAGCTTGAGAAATGCGCGGAGGCGGCTGCGCTTCGCCGCGCTTTCCCGGAAGAACTCGGTGGCGAATTCTCATTCGAGGAAATGGAGCGCACCGCCGGGAAAGAGCAACCGATTGATGGTGCGTTCCGCGTTGTTGGCGATGCGCCGCCGCCCAGGCCGGAGCGCGCGGATTTCAAGGAGCAAGCGAAGCCCGCTGCCATCGCGCCGCCGCCGATTCCGGCGATCGATGCCGCACCCGTCCGCAATCTCGTTCTCGAACAGGCCGAGGAAGCGGCGAGTGGCGGCGTCGAAAAGCTCAAAGCATTCTGGAAGAGGCTGAACAAGGACGGGGGCGCCGCGCTGGCGCCGGAGAAGGACCGGCTCAAGAAGATCGCGGAAGCCGCTGATGCGCCGCCACCGCCCGCCGAAGCCACGCCAGAGCGCCCCGCGCGCGAACAGGGCTACATCGATTATCTCGCCGACCAGGACCGTGCGCTCGCGAATTGCGTTTCACTGCGCTCCGTCGATGAATTGCAAGAATCGGTTGAGGCCGCGCTCAAGGACGAACCGGAAGACCTCGCGAAGTTCGTCTCGGCTTGCAAAGCGAAGGCTACGGAATTGATGCGCGGGAAGACTAAATAATGGCTGACCGCTCCGAAAGCCGCCGCCGTTACGACGCCAAGCGCGCCGATGCGCCCGCGCGAAAATGGTATGCGACTCGCGCATGGCAGGCGCGGCGAAAGGAACAGCTACACCGGATTCCATGGTGCGAGTATTGCAAAGAGGCTGGCCGCACGACGCCTGCCGGGATTGCGAACCACGACCCGCCGCATCGGGGAGACCGCATCGCGTTTTTCTTCGGGCCGCTGCGGAGCGCGTGCAAGGCGTGTCACGATTCGCCGATTCAGCGCGCGGAGCTTGCTGGGTTCTCGCGGAATTTAGATGCTGATGGGTGGCCGGCCGATGCGCGTCATCCGTTCAATAAAAAAAGCAAGGAGCAACAATGAGCGATCTGCCTAAAATGAGCGGTCTTATGGCGCAGACGCCACAAGCGCCGTCGGCAAGATAACCCCAAGTATTCGCTAGGCTTTGTGGGAGTCATTTGACGATGGCCGGGACTCTGCCCATTGTTCGCCTTCCGGTTGAGGCTGATGGCGGCATGAACCCGGAGAAACGGAAATGAGCGACTTGATAATTATCGTAGGATGCGTTGCGCTCGGCGCGATTATTGGGACGGCTGTCATTGTTCTTGGGCTCTTTTTCTATTCGCTGATAAACTGACTTCGGAAGGTCACTCTTGGGCGGACGGAGAAACGGAAATGACTACCTTCTACTCTTGGTTTTGTAATCGCTGCAAAGTCGAGGTTTACACAATCCGTTGCCCCCACTGTGGAAAAACGAAGGCCGCCAAGAAATGATCTTCTGCGACCCCCGCGCCTACACCGTCGTCGGCCCGACGGGAGCCGCCAAACTCCCATCATGTCAGTATCTTATCGTGCATGCACTGGCGGTTGGGCAAGGTGATTTCATCAACAGCCGCGACATCTGTGACGCGCTGCGCGACAAGGGCTATATCACGGACTTGGTAGGGCTACGCGCGCAGATGTTTCACATCAAGAAGAAGCTGGTAGGGACCGGCGCGGAAATAGAAGGCAGGAAGCATTATGGTTATAGGATTAAGGAGGCTGAAAATGACCCCAAAAATGCTTCGCGTGTTACACATAATTGAGCCAACAATGGGCTTGAGTTCGCGCTGCATCGGCGAGGCGCTGCATCCAAGCGACTACATGGTACGCGAACCGGCGGCTAAGGGGGCCGCCATCTGTGTACAGCTTCGCAAAGCTGGGCTTGTTTACTTTCAATTCCCTGAACGAGTGTGGCGCACCACAGAGAAGGCAAAACACTTTCTTAAGAGCACCCCGGAATCGTCTTGATCTTCTCCAGCGATGACCGCTCCAGAAGCTCCGCCACCATCGGATCGGACGTAGGGCTTGCCAGCGCCATGCGGGCGCGGGCGAGGCGGCTTGTGTAGTCTTTGCAAATCTCGTTATTCACGAAAGCCCTTACATCTGCGCCGCCGTCATCGACGATGGCTTTTACCTCCTCAAGAGTGGGCCAAGGGATTACCCGCCCGCTCACAGCCTTCACGAAGGCCGTGTAACCTACGCCAAGAGCGCCAAGGGCCACGCAAACGGCTGCAAAGAGCTTTAGAGCCTCGGTCAGCTTGTGCATGGCCCCTGATCGCCTTTATGCGTTCAGAAATTGACGTTGAAAATGCGCTTCACCGCCGCCAGATAGATAGTCATCCTGGCCGTGCGGGTTACGGGATCGCTGATCGGCTCCATTTGGGTTGACAGCACCGCAATGCACTTTTGCAGTTTCAATGGGTCCGTCGAACTGATGGCGTCGAGGCTTGCTTGGAAATTAGCGAGCGTGGTAAATGGCATGTGGGTTACTCCTCGATGGGGCTGCGGTCGAACACGAGGCGCGTCCAGCCTTTGCGGTGCGGCGAATCGCCTTCGCTGACTGGCTCGATCTTGCACTTGCCAGCCGCCAGCAGCGTGATGAAATGCAGGGCGCCTGCGAGTACGTCGTTCTGATCGGTCTCGCCGTGCGCGTTCTTCTTCTCATGCCCGACTTTCGGGTGCTTGCTCATTTTGATCTGTCCTCCGTTAGCCCCTTCCAAACTCTGGATCAGGCGGTAGGGGTCATCGCCCAGCCTGTCCCATTCGCATGTCAGCCCTTCTCTGTTTACCGCCGCTATGATGGCTCGCGCAAGCGCGGTTGACATCGAACCGGCAACGCCTTTTAGGTGCGCCCTGCTACCCTCCACCTTCGCCGTCACCGAAGCGATGAACGGATCGCCGTGGTTCAGCGCGTCTGGCCCTGCCCTGACGATCAGGGCGTGTTCGCAGAGCCATTCGACGAAGGCGTACATTCACTTCACAACTCCCGAGTGCGTCGCCAGCCAAACGCCAGCCGCGCCGACTGCGCCGATGATCGCGTACAGCGCTTTGCCGTATTTGATCGCGCCGCGCTGCTCAATAGAGATGGTCATTAACTTGTCGAGCTTGCACATCATCGCGTCCCGCGTGGCCTTTGCTTCTGCGTCGCGCTCGACGGCCTGCCTTTGAAGCTGCTCACAGATCGCCAGATGCCGGATCAGCGCATCTGAATTGGTGCGCATGTCTTCTTCGAGCTTGGAGATGCGGCTCCAGACACCGGCCTCGGTCATTTCGCTACGCCTTCTTTGCTGAAATGATGTCTTTTATCATCGGCGCGACGTTCATAATCGCCCGCTCACCGAACAGAAATCCGCCGACAAGGAAATTCAGCACATAGAACGCGCCGGATACCTGGGGGTCGCCAAGCGTCCACGCCCCCGAAAATACCTGATAGTCCATGTAGAGCGTGGCGAATCCCCATATCGGGCGCTGCGAACCGCGAGCGAACAGCATGACAGGCCCAAGAATAGGCATGGATTTCAGATCGGATGCAGTACCTTCGGTTTGGGCGATGCGTTCATTCAGGGATTTCTCGGCCTCGGCCATTGCAGCCGCAACGGATTTCTCATGCTCCCACCCTAATTGCTGGGCGCGAAGCTGGAACTCCATGACCTTCTCTTTGGAGGCTTCAGGCGGAAAGTAGTCCTTCGCCAAGTCGATGGCTTTGTCGATAATCGACCCGCCAGGCAGGAGCTTCGTCAGCGCGTCGAATATCCCAGGCATGGCGGCTCCTATTCCTCGAACTTACAGGTGACATTTTCCCACGAAAGCGGAAGCCGCCCGACCGCGCGATCTGCACCGGCCCGCGTCTTGTATCCCTCGCCGGAATCCGCCACGATTTTACCGCCGCGCTTGCGCTTCAAACGCCAGCGCCATTCGCCTTTGCGGGCTTTGTAGAGCGTGAGCGTGTGGGTCATGCTACCAACGCCTCCGGCAGTTCATCGGCAACGCAAATGAGCACATCTTCTTTTCTCAGCAGCGCCTCTCTAACACGAATATAAAACAGGCGGTAGGCGGCCTCGCTCTTGCCGAGCGTGAAGGCGCGGTTCTCGAAAAACGAATAGGTCAGCCCGACAAGAATACAGCCCTCTGTATCGGCCACCGTATTCCCACAATGGATCAGAACGAATCGGAAATCCGGGACGCCGCCCAGCCAGAGCATCCCCTTATGAAAATCGGCGCCGAAGCGGGTGAGGTATCGCGCGTGCGCGCCGCCCTCCGTCCGCAGCGTAACCGGATACGTGCCGGCCGGGATGCGCGTCTGGCCCGGAATCTTCGGGACGTGGTGGCCGTCCTCCAATGTCCACGCGATGCGCGGCCAGCCGTCAATCGAGATCGCGCCCAGCGTCGAGTCGGGAGTGGAGCGGACGCGGGCGAGTGAGATCAGCATCAGCCGGACCCGCTTACCGGAATCGGACTGTTCTTCTCCGCGAAAATCCCATTTCCGTAGGTTCCCGATACCTGGGCAACGCGCCATCGTAGATCGGATACGGCCCCGCCGAAGTCCGCCGTCTGCATGGCGACGGTATAATCGAACTCCGGGACCGCCACCTGTGTCTCGCGCAAGATCGTGGTGCCGGTGGGGTCCATGATACGGACGGTATAAAGCTCGGAAACCTCGCCAAGCGCCCCGGTCGTAAGCCGCGAGCGGCGGGTCCAGGACAGGAGAAGGTCGCCGCCGGTGTCGCCATGAACCTCAAGGTCCACAGGGCTGTAGGGGCGCAGACCAGCGCCCGTGTTGGTGAACAGGGTGCCTGGCACGTCATCGGGCGACCAAAGCAGCGAGACGGCCTTGTAGGCCCGCTCAAGGTTCAGATCGACGACGCCGAAATTGTCCCGGTGGGTCGTGCTGAGGCTCAGTTTCACCAGGATTTCACCGCCGCCGTGGTCCGGGGCCGAGAACTCGGTCCCCTTGAGGCCGCGTTTCAGGTGGGAGAGCTCCCAAGTCCCCGCCGAGGTCTCGACGATGGTTCCGGCCTGAATGATCTCGCCGACGCTCGAATTGTCGGGATCGCCGACGAAAAACAGATTCTCGCCCGCCGCAATCGCTTCGTCGGAAACCGAGGCCAGGATCATGTCCGTGCGGCGCAGAGTGACTTCCAGCACCGTCACATCGTCGAAGCCTTCCGTCACCCCGTCCGGGAGAGTGCCATGCACATTGCCGACGATGGCTTCGACTCCGATTGATTCGATGGTGGCATAATCGTCCGCCAGCCCGAGGGCGCGAAGCACCTGCGCGCCTCGCCAATTGTCCGTGGCGATAGTCACCGCGTAATAGAATCCGGCGTCATCGTCCACGTCGCGCAAGATCGGAATGTCGAGGGTAATCAGTTCCGACTCGCCCGGGATGTTCAGCGTCTTGACGGGGATGGAACCTTCGATGCCGGTCTGCGTTGATTGATAGACCTCGCTGCGGTCGCGCTTCAACTCAAAGTCATAGACCCCGTTCGCGCCGCGCGTCTTCGTGGTGACGCGCAAAGGCTCAAAGCCCGCAGGAGTCTCGAATAGATACGTCCGGCCAGGCCGAACATCGATGTGTTTGTCCGTGCCGTGGGCGATGGCGCCAGTCTGGGCGATCCACGCCTCCCAGAGAAGCCGGTCTGCCACCCGCACGGCCTGTTCGGCAGTAATCGCCATAGGTAGTTCTACGGATATGTTCGCCTCCGATGTTCCTTCGGAGCGCCTCGCGAAGGCGGTGTTGGCTTGGTAATCGAGATTGGCGTCGGCAAAGATCACGGCCACCTCGCGCGGCAGCGCCGTCACGCGGGAGGTCTTCCATTCGAGCGGCGGTATCCACTCAGACCCGGCTTGATGGGCGCCGAGGTCCGCGAGGTTGATGGTCCCTTCCGGCGAGCGGTCGCGCTCGACCATGCGAAGATCGCCAGCGTCATCGACGATGTCGAAATTCCAGGCAATCGTCAGCGCCCGAAGCGCCGACGATCCTGACATTTGCTTGCCGACGGCGTAGTTCGCCAGCGTATCGATGCAGCCGGTGAAGTTATTCGCAGGAATGCCGCATCGCGTGGCAATATCCTCGGCGATGCTCGACACCGTATCCTCGGCATTTTTCACCACGAGGAATTCGATGTTTGGCAGACCGTTGCCGAAATCCGCAAGCTGCAAATCCTTGATGACAGCATAGGCCGTGCCGCGATAGCCCGGCACATTGCCGACACCCAGAAAGGATTCGATGGTGGGGTCTGGGTTTTGCGTGAAGTTCCCAGGATAAAACGTCAGCGTATCGAACACGATATGCGTTGGCGATTCCGCCGCGTCATAGATTAGCTTTCCGTTCGCCCAGACTTTGCTGATGCTGGTTCCGACGCCTTCGCAAATCCCAACCGCAACCGATGTGCGGTAGCTGTAATTGGTGACCGTAGGCCCGCCCTTGGCGCTTTGCTCGTTCGCTGTTTCGATTAGGCCGCTGGACCAGATCACATTCCCGGCCACCCGATTCGCCGCGCCATAGAGAAGCGGTATCGCACGGCCATAAGCGGACGATTGCACACGGAGATCGTCGAGACGCGGGCCTTCGGTATGTGTCGGGAAAAGCCAATTGAGCGCCAGTGAAACGCCGACTGCGATCAATGTGTTGACCGCGAACGTAATAAGCAGCGGGAGTGCGGCGGCCATCAGTAATCCACCCCTGGGAATTTCCACCCCTGCCAGACGCGATGGTGCCAATGCTGGCGCATCACGCGCAAGGACGGCGTGGTGTTCCGCTTCACATCGCTCGACCGCGATATGGTTTTCGACGGGAACACCTATCAGACCTGCGCTTCCCTCAGCGCATCGGCGGCGCAAAGTTCGGCGGACCAAGGCGCGGTGGGAAACACGGAACTCACTGGCATCTTGAAATCGACGGCAATCAGCATCGACGATGTCTACGCAGGAAAATTCAACGACGCCTATTGCGAAGTCTGGATCGTGCCGTGGGAGGGCGCCGAAGCAGCGCACCGCATCGCTGCGGGCTGGGCTGGCGAAGTCCAGTTCTCCGAAAAAGGCTTCACCATGGAAGTGCTCGGGCCGGGTTCGCGGCTTGAGCAACAGGCGCTTGTGCAGGTCTATACGCCGGGATGCCGGTGGTCTCGGCTTGGCGCGACCGAGTGCGGCGTCGATGTCGAGGCGCTTGCGCTCACCGGCACCGTGGTCTCGGCCACCAATCGCGGCGCGTTCAATGCCACCATCAGCGATTCTTCGGACGGCGGAATCCAATTTGTGCGCGGGCGCGTGCGCTGGACGTCGGGCGACAACAACACCGAGCTTTGCGAAATCAAAACAATCGATTTTGGAACCGGCGATATCGTGCTCTGGGCGCTAGCCGGGTTCATTCCGACGGCGGGCGACACGTTCGACATTCTGCCTGGGTGCGATCAGTCGAAGGAGACCTGCATCAATGTCTATAATAATTTCGTGAACTTCGGCGGCTTCCCGGACGTGCCGGGGACTGATGCGATTCTGGACCGGCCAAATGCAAAAGCCTGAGAAAGTGATAGAGGAAGCGCGGCGCTGGGTTGGAACGCCGTACCGCCATCGCGGCCTTGCGATAGGGCGCGCTGTCGATTGCGTCGGGCTGATTATCGGCGTTGCGGAGAATCTCGGAATCTTCAAAATGTCTTCGGAAGATCGCGCTGAATGGGGAAATTATTCCCGCACGCCAAACCCTACGAAGATGCGCAAGGGGCTTGAGACATTTCTATTACCGGGCGGGGTTC